TGACAAGTGTTCGCATTGCTTGCGCGATTTGATCACCATAAACGGTTTCATATCCAGCACCGCCGTTTAGAAAACGAACATCTTCGCCAGTATATGGAATTTGAACACCGCGTTGCTTAGTGATGGTCAGGGTTTTGTTATCGATCGTTTGATCCGTTCCCTCAGGAATGGTCATGGCTGGAGTAATATCTACTGCCGCCGCTTCACGGGTTGCGAATGAACGAACAGTTTGGCCAACGGCTGCTGCTTCGCTGCCATCAGCATTTATTGTTGATGCTGGAATAAAGCCGACTAATTCCCGGCCTACGATGTCAGCGGCTACATATATGTCTGCCGCTAGATCAGTAAGGACATTTGCCATTACATTACCTTTCTAATTTGGGCCTAGCCATGTACGACCTTGCCGCCATCTTTAAAGAATGATGAGCGTTCACTTTGTGCCATTGTGTCAAAATGTGCTCGCGTCACCGATTTATTGCCCAGCTTTCCGCTGGAAGACGCTGGTGGTTTTCCTCCACCTGACACGCCCGCATCTCTTGTGAAATGTTGGCCGGTGTCTGACGCTGCAAGTTCTTTTGCTAGGTCGCTAATTGTAGCGTAACCATCACTGCCCGAACCTGCCAGGGGCTTAGAGTTATCAGCCGACATTATACGTACATTTCCATGCTCGTCAAATCCCAATCGCTGTTGGGCCATTAATGACAAAGGTTCAATGCCACCTTTTAGAATGTTTTCCTGAAATAATGAGCTTTTTAATTCTGATAATGCTTTTTCTTGCACTATTTTTTGGCTTTTTGACCGTTCTTCATTTAGCTTAGCTTCCCATTTAGCATTTAATTGGTCCACAACTTCTTGATTGCTGTTTTCCAAGGGCTTTGCTGCCTCCTGTCGAACGCCTTCTAATTCTGTTTTCAAACGATCATTCGTTTTTCTTCTTCTTCCAGCTTCTTCATTAGCATCAACTAACTTTTGGTTAATTTGATTTATTTGCGTTTTTAATTGTGAGATTGTTTCGGCGCTGCTGTTTTCAACTGGGCTTTCAGTTGCTTCCATCACTTCATTTTCTTCGCTCATTTGTTATCCTTTAGAGGCCAGCTCTGGCCCACGCTGCGCTGTCGCGCTGTTTCAATTGGTCCAATGTTAGTTCGTTTCCTTTTCTATCAATGAAACGATCCATTTTTAGACCCGCTCTGAATAACTTAGCTTTCTTTCTGCCAAGCACTTCATTCTGGAATGTGTTTTTTTGTGTTCTCAGCCATCTGTCGTAGTTTAATTCATCCGAAACTTGGCCATTCATTGAAGATCGAGTCGATGCATTTGGCACTTCATCTGCATCGATACCAAGCTCCCTCAATGACTTAATGACTGGAATGGTAGTTGACCTGCAAGACGGGTGTGCTGGCGGCCTTGGACCGCTATCTGTCGGAAATGTCTTTCCATCATAAGCGCGGCAAATGGCGGTTGTTCTGCCATCTAAGGTTGAAACCCATTCCACTGATTTAATAAGTTTACTATTTTTTTGATAAACTAATGACCGAGCTGTATTTGCGGAATGTGATAAAGATGTTCTAACAGCCGTTTCCGCGCCTCTGCGGGATTGTTGAATAATTCCCGTTTGTGTTCTGGTGCCGCGAATAGCCCGAACAATTTGCGCGGTGGTTTGGCCTTCAACATATCCTTCGTTTATTGCTTTTTTTACTCTGTTAAATTGACCTTGCGGCAAGCCCCTATACCAATCTTTTAATAATTCACCCTCAAATGGTTTGGAAATAACTGCCGCTATTATTTGCTGATCTGAAGGCGCAAGAAAATCTATTTCTATAGGAACCAATTCTTTGAACTGATCCATCTGCCAACTTTTTTCATATTTTGCTAACTCAACAACTCTTTTTCGTAATAAAGCTATTACTGGTTTGTAACCTGCTGAAATGTCATCCCGCAATTTTCTAAATAATTTATTAAGTTTGCGCCGGGGCATGTCTTGCAATTGTTGATTAATTAAATCGGAAATTATTTTCCCTTCGACGTCTTTTACAAGCGCCAAAATGTCTTTAATTACTCCAGATTTATAACGTTGCAAATAAACTTGATGCCGAATTGTAGCATCTGCAAATTCATCCGAGATTGCCATCAGGCATATCCATTGGTGACATTTCAATCATTTCCGCTTCATCCTCTGGATTTATTTCCTCCGAAAGAACGTTCCGCCGTTTAGCTTCATTGATGTAAGTTTGCTTTGAAATCACTTCCGCCAAGAACATTTTATTCAAAGTTTCCATATCTAGATGACTTAAAGCGCTGGCTGAATAATCTTTGTTTATGATTATATCAATATCTGTGCTTATTCCCGCCAAATCAGCCATGTATGAAAAAGCCAATTCCAAAGTATCTTTTAAATTATCAGCCCACATTCCCAATCGGCTATTAATTTTTGACTCGTCGATCATGTCACCTGTAGCCGTCGATGAGCCTGTTCGTGAAACAATTAATTGCAAACCCATTGCTTGCATCTGAAATTCCATATCTTTTAATTCTGTTCGACCTGCATCGATTGCTGCGCCAGAATGCTCGACAACACCAATTTTTGCATTTTCGTTTGATGAATAAAACGCATATCCAGCGCCCTCAGTAAAGCTTTCCAAATCTTCCCTTGAATAGCCATGAAAGTATTTCATTGGCGCGCGCGCGTGGTGCATGATGTTAGCTTGATCGGATTGTGACCGCCAATGAGCAAGATTGATTTCAGCAAGGCGTGAATGGCAAGGTTTGGCTTTCATAAACCCATCGCGCCCTAAATCTAAGGCAGTTACATAAATTCGAGGCATTTGCGTTTCATAAGCATCGTATAAGATAAACTCTTGAGCGTCATTTTTCCGATATAATCTGACATTTACTGCGCCGACAACGCGGCCTTCTTCAATCGGTAAAGTCAAAACTCTTATTTGTTCGATAATATCCGGGGCAAATTCATCATTGGTATTTTCCGTTGTGCTTTCCATAATGCGAATTTGCGTCAACAAAGGTGTATTATCTATTATTTCGGCGCGGTATCCGATAACGTCTTCAATCTTGAGGCCCACGAAATAAGGCCGCAAATTCTGCTGCTGTGCTTGCAGCCTTGTCACATCAGCGCCTCTGGGTGGCGCATCAACCATAATAAACGAAATGCCGGAAACTTGAGCAGCATCAAAACATTCTCTTGCGAACGTCGAAAGATCACGCCCTTGCAAATCTACATTGTAGGCCCAGACATCTAAATCCGTTCCCGTTTCCGATAAAAGGACGGGAGTTTCGAAAACCTTTCCAGCCAAATCTTCAACAGTTTTTCCAACTCCATCAAACAACCAAGTTGATTTAACTCTTGCTTCATAATCATCGTCTGTTTCTTGGGGGAATTGTGGCAAATATTTGTGGCCAAGTGAACGCATCCAATCCCCGCCACGAATTAAATCACGACTAGGGGCCGATGCGTCAAGCATCTCTTTAATTTCGGGGCTTACTTGTGCGACTGAATTGCTCATATTCGAATCACCATCTTTCCAGAAGCTTGCACTTTGATCAAAGGCGCAATTGCGTATCTTACCGCGTCAGGCGCATGATTATTTGCATCTATAACGTCCGGCAAAATATCACCAGACAATTTATCGACTTTATGACTGTATAGCCGAAAGTCATCGATGGCACCTTTGCAATTTGGGGCGATTATGACAGATTTAAAGCCGCGAATAAACCTTATTCCTTCTTGTATAGAATTTGGCCATTTTTTAACGCCTTGCATCCGAGGAAACCCATGCCTTTGAAGGTATGAAATGGTTTTTGGCTCTGCGCTATCTGCCCTGCAAGTATACTGGTCAAATTCTGGAATGTGCTTAGAAATAAAGTTGTGTGTGTTGTCTATTTCAATTCCAACGCCATAGGCTTCCTTTTCAATATACAGCGACTCATCATAAACCCAGCATTTAATTGCAACTAACGGATCGGGACGAAACCCAAAATCCACCCCCAAATAGGGGCCATCCCAACTTTGAACTGGTTCAAAATCTTCAACTTTCCATTTGCCATAGAATATTTGAGCTTCATTAACTGTTTCATATTCGCCAAGCCAAACGTGGGAAAACCTATCATAATCTCGCTCTTTTGAACTTTCCGCCAAATCAACCATCGAGCTGGGTGCGAATGGGTTTTGGGTATAATTCACGTGCACAAGCTCGGTGTTTTTATTTTCTTGGAATACTTGCTCGACGGCATCACTTGGGCTCCTGGGGTTCCAAGTAAACCATAGCTCGGCTCCATTTTTGCGCATTGTTGGGTCAAGCAATTCAATAGATCGCTTAGATAACGATTGCGCTTCCTCGCACCAAGCCAGATCAAAACCCTCCAAAGATTTAATGCTTTCGGCTGTGTGATCTTGCATGCCCTGAAAGATTATAACCCCAGTGCCATGAACGTTTTTAATTTCTGTGTTTTGTATTTCAAACAAATGGCCAACGCCTAATTTTTTAATTTTATCTTCTAATAATTGTTTTGCAGAGAATTTTAATGACCGTTGCACCTCACGAATGCAAACTGTTCTATTCATAGGGTTCATTAAATGTCGTTCGATTACGGCCTCTGCAAAAAAATGAGACTTGCCAGAAGCCCGACCGCCTTTAGCTCCCCTATATCTAGGGTGACCGTTTTGCCCTTGCAATAAGGGCAGCGCCCATCTAGGCGTCTGAATCTGTAGCTTTGTCAATTATCACACGTTCTATAATTGTCGGTGTCATAGACCCATCGGGGCTTGTATGCTCTAGGTGGTGAACTTCTCTCCAACCGCCTTGTGTTTTTAGAAAAAAGAAAAGAGCGCCAGAATCGTCATTCTTAATTTTATTCATACATTTGTTCCCTGCAAAAAGAATTGCTTTTGCTTTTCCCTTTTTATACTGTGCGGAAACCTCTGGGTCTCTTTGCATGATGTCATAGAATGTTCGTCTACCGATGCCAAAATAGTCAGCAATTTGGTCAGTGGTTAAAACCGCCGCTAATGTTTTGACTTCTATTTTTTGCTCATCTGATAATATTGTTAAAGGCCTTCCACCTTTATTTTTTTCCATTTTATTTCCTTTTTTCGAAATTATTGAATATTCGTCTTAATAAATAACTTCGAACTAAACTTACAGCAGTAAAAACAGCTCCAATCAAAAAACTGTCGGAAACAGTCACTGCATATCCAAAAAAAGGCAAGACAACTACATTTGCAGCCACCGCGACCAGAAAACCAATCGCAACATTTGAAACAGCTTCAAGCGCTGATCTTTTTCGGCTCTGCAACGCTTAACTCGTCATAAGTCTTGCCGTTTTCGTGTGCCGCTTGCTTGCCAGTAAATTCCTGCCAGCGCTTAATTATTACATCACAATAATGCGCCTCAAATTCCATCATATAGCACGACTTGTTTTGCTTTTCCGCGCCAATAAGCGTTGAGCCCGACCCGCCGAACAAATCAAGAACGGTAGAGACATCTTTGTAATAATCAAATACCCATTCAACTAAAGCCACTGGTTTTTGTGTTGGGTGGACACGCTTTTGTCCATGCTCGCTCTCCTTTATTAAGCCCTTCCAAAGGTGCCTAAATATCCGAACGCTTGACCACTTTGATTTTACCCAA